TTAAAACCGCCGTCCCACGCAGTATCAGGTATGCCTTGATTTGCTTCGGCTTTTCTATCTGCTACTGCTTGGTCATCTATGTAATATGTGGGATTACCCATTGTTATGATCTCCTAAATTGAAAATCAGGAGCGCCGAAGCGCCCCCTACAACCCTACGACAAGGTTAAACGTATTAACCGTTTGCGTCGTATCGTCCTGAGAACTGACGACCTGAACAAGTCAAGTTACCGGCCCAACCAAGAATTTGCACTTCTGCATCTTGGTTTGTGCTGTAACGACGGTTAGGAGATAGCGAAACCATGTTGCGGTCAGCATGTGGACGGTAGTGCATGTACTTCGTATTAAGGAAGAACGCTGTTCCGGCTGGTGTGCCTGAACCGTTGTTACCGTTGTAGATACCGCCGTCTAGGCAAACATCTGCGTCCATAAACTTAACAGTTGCAAAGCCCGCGTCTGCTGAATCGGTGTTGGTAAAACGCCGTTGAGCTTGCAGTGATCCAATGTAGGTGTTCCATACTGCGGTATCAGACATGATCAGGTCAACACGATCTTGACCGCGAACCATTGAGGCCCAAAGTGCATTCCAAAAACCTTGAATCTTGGTAGAGTCCAAACCGTTAGCTGCTGTCTGGTTGCTAACTGCATTCTGCCAGAAAGTGAAGACGTTGCCATCAATGCCGCCATATGGCGCGGCTGTTGGGTCGACAGGTAGCGCGGCTTCTAAACCGTCAATCTGCTTGCCGCCTGCGGCTGAGCCGTCAGAATATAAGCCACCAGTGATAAGGTTAGCCATTGTTGACTCGGCAACCTCTAAACGAGATTCCATCAAGTCGATCATTTTCTCACGACCAGAGTTTTGAAGCTGCTCAAGACCTGAGATAATAACTGGCACTGCTGCCTGCTTGATATCAAATTCAGCGGCACTGATAACATCAGATACGCCAACAGGTAAAAGATCGTAACCTGAATACCAGCCTGCATTGGAGTTTTCAGCAAAAGAAAGTTCTTGCATGATTTTGTGACCGCCGGAAAAAGTTTTAATTTTTCCGTTCTTCTTCATTTTCATGAGGAAAGCGTTGTTGTTTGTTACGTTGTCGGCAATTTTTCTGGTACGACTTTCGATAGTCGTGGCCAAAATATCCGAAATGTTTGCGTTAGCGAAAGCCATTATTAAATGCTCCTAAAAAGTTAATTGAGTGTCGTTTTTCAATAACCAATCTAGGAGTCTAAGGTGCGGTGCTACCGTGGCTGGCCGCTAGAGTAGATAAGTCTTTGTGACGCACAGTTTACACCCTGCGTCACAAAGGTCAAATGCTTAGATTTTGCCCTGATTATCCCACGCGCTTGATAAGGTCTCTCGCATGGACCCTTCAACGCCCGCCCCATTGCCTACACGTGAACCGCTGATGCTGCTAGCCGCCTCGCGTTTACTGGCGATAGAATTTTTGTTCCCTGTCAGCACTTTATGCTGGGCACGCTGGGTCAGGACTGCTTGAATTTGAGGGTTAAGCATACAGGCTTTGTCATACGCCTGTTTCATGGTAATTGTGCCCCCACGCTTGCTAGTCATGTCAATTAAGTCCGCCATGTCGTTTCGCACGTCCGCTAGGAACTCGGCGTCTTTAGCGAATTCTTGAACCTCAGACATAGCCGCGTCTTGGCGTTGGGTTTCTTGCTGAGTCTCCAAGGCTTTTTGCTGACCCATTTGCGCTTCAAAAGGTGCCATGCGTTGAGCGACTATCGCTTCAATATCTGCGTTCTGTTGCTGTCCGGCTGGTGGAGCCGCACCAACAATTGCGCTGTCCAGTGTGCTAACGTCCACGCCAAAGTCAGTTATTAAGTCAGCAATTATCTGGGCTTTCTGGATAGTCGAGCCCATACGTAAATTCGCCACCGTGTTGAACAGATTTCCCACAGCTTCCATAGGGGTATCACCTATAACCCCTGATAGGACAGAGCCGTACTTGTTCGATAGCTGCTCGAAATCCCCGTGCGTTTTGCGTGCGTCGACTGTAGTTTGCATCAAAGTGTTAAGCTCTTTTTCACGGCTCATCACTTTTTCTTGCAAGTTGCGAGGAATTTTTGACCACTGTTCGCGTTCTTCTGGCCCCCAATCAATAGGCGCTTTTATGCTGTCGCCAGATTTTTCCTCTGATTCGAGCGCAAGGTCGTCAGGCTTAGTGTCGTCGCTAGCGCCGGTATCATCGCCTGTGACGTCTGCTGCTTGCGTTTCTGACGTTTCTTCTGCCGCACTAGTGATCACCTCCTGTTCGGTTTCATCGTAGTTTTGGGTTTCGTCCTCTTCGGCTACCGCGTCAAGGGCTTCGTTAATGGAATCTCTCATACTCATAATATTTTGCTCGTTGTCGTAGGTTTATGTATCTGGGTCTGTCGCGTTAGCCACGTTTTCAGTGACTTTTTTAAGTGCGGTGGCTGTGTACGGTTCGTCTTTATCCGCCAACACGCCGCCCATTGTTACTATATCGGCGGCAATGGCTATAGGTGTCTCCACTACCACGCCTAGTGTAGCTTTCGTTATGTTTTCTATTAATCCGAACATGATGTATATCTCCGTCGTAGGTTTAGGAATGCTGTTCTATAGCTGATTGAATATCGGTAATGCGTGTGGTCTTTAGATGTTTTTCACCCGCTGCATTGCGCTCGGTGGCTTTTCGCTCAATGTAGCCGCCTGAGTAATCCGCCGAGTTAGTTACACCATGTTGCTTGTTGTGCTTCGCTAACTGCGCACGGCTGGAAATTATCTGCCCATCTATAGGCGACTTGAAATCTTTTAAAGGTTTCATCACCATGGGAGCGTTTACGCTATCTGCGACCGCAAATTCTTTAGGCTTTAACTTACCTGTTTTGTCCTGCACAAAAGCGCCACCCTCGGGTGGCTTGCCTCCAAAAATGGCGTCGAAATTAGCTTCGTAGCTGTCGTTTACTTTTTGCGCTGTGTTTCTAATCATCTTTTTTGGTTGTCTCCGGTTTAGGTTTTACACTCTCCACCACGATTGATTTTTCAATGTCGGCTTGGGCACCTATAAGAATCTGCTCAATAGCGCCGGCTGTTTTAGTCTGTTCAGCATCCATGTCGATCTGATGCTCAACAATATCTTTTTTAATTTCACCCTCGACCGTGGCCTGTGTTTGGGTGATATTAGACTGAGCCTGCGCTTTTTCGGTCAGTAGATCAGCTTGCAAGTTAGCCCTAATTTCTGTCACTTTAGCTTTCAACGCGCCTTGAATTTCAGCCATTTTACGCATGTGCTGTTCATGTGCTGTGGTTATGTCAGCCTGCATGTCGGTGTTCCGCACTTCAATGTCAGCTTGTTTCTTGGCGTCAATTTTACCGATGTCGCCTTGCTGTTTTAACTGTTCAAGTCCCATGGCTGCTTGCGCTGCCACCTGCTCGGGCGTAGGTTCTTCTTTGCCGGCTTTGTCTTTTTCAGCCTGCATACTGGCCTCAATGGCTTTATCAATAACACCCTCGATTTCACTGCTGCCCTTAAATCCCGCCAATCCCCACTGCAATAGTTGCAGCACGAAAGGTTTAGCCGATGGGTCAGAGTCGATTATAGCGCCCGCACTCTGCATGTAAGTGCTGACCGCGTTCATGTACTCGGTACGCTCGCCTTTGAGCGCTTGGTAATCAATCATAGCCACAGACTCAGGGCGAATATCAATCCGCAGGCGTGCGTCTTCTGGCGACTTGATCAACTCAATAGCCTGCTGTACGTGTTCTTCGTCCACGCTGTATTTCATGTTAGCGCGTTTGTAAATTGTCTCGGGGGAAAAATGGCGTGCTATTACTTCGGCTTTTAGCTGCATCAAATCGCCCGCGAACCGTGCGAACTGCTCTTGCAGTGCTTGAATGCGAACTGAGCCAAATTTAGTTTTCTGTTCTGTCTGTCCAACGCCTTCGTACTGGTTATCGAGCGAGCCCCGCATGACATCGACCATGCCGGTTATCTGCTGTAGCAGCCCGATAGTTTGGTCACGGACGCCAATTAACTGTTGAAGTGCTGTAACAATGTCGTTCAAAGGTAGCCACTCCACTTGACCAGCTAGGCCGCCATTTTCACCAAATAAAGCCCAATTCTCCACGGGTATAAGGCTGTTATCCTTACCCTCATTAAACAGGCTTTTGATGTTGTCCGCGTTAGCGTTATACACACCCACAACCCGCACAGCCTCAGTGATAACCGCAATTCGAGTCTGCAGTTTATCCACCTCGTTGTACAAATCCTGAGCTAGAACATAATCAGGTGTTGGTGAGTACAGCGACGTAGTAGGGTTAGCAAGAAAAAAAGGAGGGCAGGGCCAGAAGCCCGACAGTTTTAACACGTCGTCTTTTTCGTCTAGCTGCTTGTCGTACCCGATAATTATCCAGTGCACTTTGCGTGTTTCTTTGCACCATATTTCCCACACCTCGGCACGCATCCACGCACCGCTTGTTTTTGCATCGTCCTCGATATCTTCTGAGGTTGATTTTGTCTGTTTTTTCAGTTTAACCGCGTCTGCTACATCTTTGCCCCAGCGTTCTTCTAGCTGGTCTTTGGTTAAGTAGCTGCGAAACCCTAACCACGGCATGGCTGCCCAGTTGCGACACCAGCCCCACGCAAGATCGCCCCAGTAAAAGTAGTCCGCCGGTGCATCTTCGTGCAGCAGCTTATCTTCCATAACTGGCTCGCCTACTTCATTTAAGAGCGGTTCGCCGGTATCAGGATTAACAGCTGGGATTTGTTCGGACTCCATTTCATAGCGCACTTTGGCGCAACCTAGCCCCGCCAATAGGCGGTCTTGCAGTGTTGACTTGAACACAGAGTCTATTTCTGAACCGTTCTCCGCCACGTCAAGGTTGAGTAACCTTTCCATCATTTCAGCGGCTACACGGCCCACATCATCGGCTGGCTGTGCATACCTGCGGCTTACATCGATTTTTGGAGTATTGCCGTAGAGCATATCCCCAAGAGTTTTGATGTTGGAGTGAAACATGTTCAGATTAAATTCGTTTGAACTGCTCGAATTGTTGGCTTCCACTGCCCCACTGCCTAAGTAGAGATTGACTATTTTATCCGCTTTTTTCCACCACGGCTTTCTAGCCGCAATGCTTGACTTTAGTTCCTCTGCCCAATACTTGTATTTACCTTCGGGGGTGTCGTCGTAATCCGTTTTAGACTCAATACTAGCCGTGGTATCAGTTATGGACATGGGGTGTACTCAAATATTGGTTGTGGGTTAGTCGGCACAGTATACATTTTTTTGTCATCGTGTGCTTTTTTCTATATCCGTCTGCTTTTGAACGAATGCTTGTTCATACTGCTTTCCCGTTCACTGAACAATTGACCTAAACTTACTTCCCTGTTTTTCACCAATGAGGCGTTGATAGACTCATGCACTGTGGGCGCGGGTAGAAACTTTTTATTGGCTTGTATAGCCAAATACCTGAATGAATCCGCCGCGTCGCTTGAGTAGTCATGCAGTGGCTTTTTCAAGAAACACTGCTTTAGCTCGTCCCATTTCTTGCGGTACACCCGCAGACACTC